CAGTAGTCGCCATCGAAGAATGGTCGCCTGACTGTACTCTTACGGCTCAATCTCTCAAGCGATGGGCCGACCGTTACCCATTCACGGGTGAGATTAAAGGAGGAGTGCTCCAAAAACTACGTCCGAAAAAGCTCATTGTGTTGTCAAACTACACCATGGAACAGTGCTTCCCAAGACCTGAAGACTTGGAACCAATGAAGCGACGTTTCACTGTCATCACTTTCCCAGACCAAGTGCAACGTGCAAACTTCCGTGCAGCTTGGTTTCAATCGCCAGCTGAAGACACGCCGATGGAAAGTGTGTCAGATGAATCCAGTGGTGACACCGACATTGATCTACCGGAGATAGATTTGGATTCGTTGTTTGGTTAATATCTTGGACTGTTTCTACAACAGCCCTGCTTTTTTATATCCGTGTGCTATATAGTTTAATTAAGTTATTTCCGGGAGGGGGATGCCCGATGGGCACGCGCCCGCCACCCTCCGCTTCGCTACGGGGGCTAACCACGCGTCGCCCTCGGGCTTACTAGATAGTCCCTCCAACTGGGCATCTGTTTAATGTGGACCACGCACTGGCTCGCTCTCTGACAGACCTCCGCTACGCTCCGGTTGTCATACTCGCTCGTTAGGGCTAGGGTTGAAGACAGCTGCATAAGTTCAGTTGGAGAAGTTTCCATAAAAACATATGAGAGAATCTATCCAGTTGCGCCCATTCTCGCAACACTGGATAGCCTAAAATGTAGAAGAGAGGCTGAATGTGAATTCTCTGGAAGAATCCACCGGTACCGGCATGGACAAGTGCTCATTCTGCAATTTGCATCCTGACCAACAAGCCATGGACCCGAACACGTCGAACACCGTTCTCCTCTCGATGATCACCTTCCTACAGAAGGAGGTGGAAGCCGCACAGCGAGCCAGAGATCAAGCGCGCAACGACCTCTGGGTATCAGAAAACCTACGTGACTCGCAAGCGAGAGTGATCCGGACACTTCATCGCGACATGGCCGTAGCGGAACGAGACATCACGAGACTGCACAACGGAGCTGAAGTCGTGTGCCGTGCGATGGATGAGCTGTACCGCAAGGCTCAAGCGATGCGTATGGAGAACCGACTTTCGGAAGAAGACTGGAACGACTACTACAGAGCGATGCTACGGGGTGATGTCGGCTTCGCCATTCTGAACGGCGCCGACTTCGTCGATCTAACGACCAACGAGGAGATGACTGAAGGAGAGACGACCGAAGAAGAAGACAACAACGAACAAGGCGAATAGATAACTACACAAATATACATGTACTACAATTCATCGTGACCTTCTGGAAGAGCAGGACCTATCATAGGATAGTTCATATTGCGACTCTGTGAAAACAAGCGAGCACGAAGCTCAGCACGTTGTTCAGCAGCGCGCGCAAGACGCTGTTCTCGCATAAAGTCAGGACGATTAGCGTGAAAGCGAGCGTCACGAGCGTTCGATCTTTCGACAAAGTCTCTAGCCGCACGCGACATAGTATAACTACGTTGCTCTGGGATATTCAACCCTGGAATATTATACCCCGGCGCAACAGCACCTACACGAATACCTGCAAGAGGACCCATCGAAGATGGAGGAGCTAACAATAACCTACGTTAGACGATTCTCGTTATTAACACCTGGCATACCACCTCCATATCCTGCACGCCGAGCACCATATGACAGCAGTGCAGCTGTACCAGTATACACTGCATTCTCGGCTACACGAGAGATATGAGGTAAGGCAGCATTAAGAACATTTTCCGCACCTGCACGAACTCCGGATGCCACAGCATCTGCCGCCTGTTGCATAACGCCATTCTGCTCAGACTCAAAATGAGTAGCAGGAGCGTCGGCGGAAATATTAGCTGCAGCATTCATCACATCCGGCTGCGGAGGAGCAGCCGGACTAGAGCCATTGCTCGTGCCGGCACGAGCCAATGTCTCGTGGTGTTGAATGATCTCGACGCCCAATGCAGCAGCAGTTGGGGCACCTTCGATAGCAACAAGAATAGAACCCCAAGAATGGGTAACTTGGAATGCGCTACGACTGGCATTAGTATAACCAGCCGAAGCTTCATCCGCTGACACATAGCGGAAGGCCGTCTGATCCAAAAACTTATTGACAATAGTCAATGGATTCTGCGTGAGCGATGCCAACGTAACCTTACGGTAATGTGGCAAATCGCGCATAGCAGCAATAGTTGTTGGAAACGGCCAACTTGTAGCACCATACACCGATGGCGCGTAAACACAAACGTGAACGAAACCAGTCACTGTCGTTGGAGCCAACAAACAGGACAAGCGAATACCGTGAGCGACACAACGCGTCGCGGTATACGAAGCAGCAAACTGAGCAGCAGTAGCCGCATCAGTACCGCCACCATAGGCAGTAGGCCAGGTCCATGAACTAGTAGAAGCAGTTCCTGGAACAGCCAAACTTGTCACAAATGGATTGAAAATCCAACCATTCACAGTCGAAACGACTGACTGACAAGTATACTCATCTTGGATCTGGACTGTGCTAGACTCCATAGTATTCGCATCTGGAACCTTCACTCCGCGAACGGAAGGAAGGAAAGGATCAATCTGTGCTGCCAAAAACGGAATCTTACGAATCGTTTTGGAGACTGATTGAAGACCGGTAGGTAGCGTCATCTTGGACGATGACGGTCGAGCAGCAATCACTCGTACAGTTGGAGCTGCACGAGAGCTGCGTCGATAAGAACGACGATAACGCCGAGGCGATCGCGCATAAGAGCGAGAGCGTCGTCGATATGCCATTCCAAATGGTTACTTCACTTGTGTACTTCAGAGAAAATTCTCAACTGACCATAAGTTCAGTTGTTCTTCGCACGACAGTGAAGAATGATGGTCATTCGCGTTAGCCAATCAGAATGCTTCTTTTGTCTCACGCTCACATGCGTTCTAGGTAATAATAGGCCTAGCTGCTGAGCAGCCCGGCCTTCCGCTTCGCGGAGCCTAGAACGCCAGTCCCATTCGCAAATATGCCAAGTCAAGTACCACGAGTTCGCGGTTGGGTTTTCACCGTCAACAACTACACTCCACTCCATGAGGCTCTGCTGCAATCTCTCGACTGCCAGTACATCGTCTATGGAAGAGAGACTGGAAACGAGGGTACACCCCATCTCCAGGGCTACATCTACTTCCAACATCAGAAGACGCGAGCCCAAGTCTCTAAAAAGATCACTGGTGCTTGGCTGGCACCGCGTAATGGGACACATGAAGAAGCTCGTACATACTGTATCAAGGATGGAGACTTCTACGAGCGAGGAGAGAAACCATTGGATGCTTCGGCAAGAGTTGCAAAGGCTGGAGCTGCTACAGCAGCAAAATGGGCAGCCATCAAATCGATGGCTGCAGAGGGATCTCTCGAGTGGGTGGCAGAGAACCACCCAAAGGAGTTCGTTCTCTATAAGCCACGACTGGAGTCCCTCTTCGCACCCGTTACTAAGCCACTCGACGGTGAACTACTTCACGAATGGTGGGTCGGCCCTTCGGGTTCTGGCAAGTCCAAGACCCTATGGGACCTATACCCCGATCATTTCGCCAAGAGTATCAACAAGTGGTGGGATGGTTACCGGCACGAGGCAGTAGTCGCCATCGAAGAATGGTCGCCTGACTGTACTCTTACGGCTCAATCTCTCAAGCGATGGGCCGACCGTTACCCATTCACGGGTGAGATTAAAGGAGGAGTGCTCCAAAAACTACG